GATTAGCGTCATTCCTGGACAAAGCCTATCCAGGCAAAGTCATCCCCTTCAAGTTTAGCTTAGCTTCAAAGAGTGAGTTGGGTTGGAACTTTATAGCATTGATAGAGAGTGGAAGATACAAAGAGCCAGCCCACCTCTACCCGGGAGTATGGCCACTACAAGACCTCTTCTATCGCCAGTGTGAATACACCCAAGCCCAAATCCTTCCCGGCCCAAACCGCCTGCTCAGATGGAGCGTACCCGAATCCCAGCGAGACCCCAAAACCGGCGAGCATATCCATGACGACCTGGTGTGCTCAGCAGCACTAGTTAGCTTGCTCGATAACCAGAAATGGGGCAGAGCCGAGAGCGATGTTATCAGTCCTTACGACCCGCTATCAGAGATGAGATTTTAATGCCCACAATTAACGATCGCCTCAAAGCATTCATCAACCCTCCTAATGGTAAATTGGGATCTGTAACGGTTAAGGTAGACGATAGCTCAGGATGGACAAGCTTAACAGGTAGACCCCAAGACTACGACCCCTCAGAAATCTATCAAATCTACCAGGACGCCCTAACCGCATGGCGCAAGAATCCTATAGCTTGGAGAATTATCAATATCACCACGGATTATGTTGTCGCCAGTGGTATCCAGATATCCAGCCCAAACAGATCCATGCAAAAGTTTTTATCTCAGTTTTGGAATCATCCCAAGAACATGCTGTCTCTCAGGTTAGAAAGTATGAGCGACGAGCTCGCCAGAGCGGGAGACTTATTCGTATTACTCTTTAGAAATCCCCAGGATGGAATGTCCTACATCAGGTTTGTAACGAAGGACAGAATCCAGAGAATAGAGACGGCCGCCAACGATTGGGAAACAGAGCTCGTCTACCACGAAACCCAGGACGTCGGCAATACCAAACAATGGTACGGGGTAGAACATCCAGACGCAGCCCAGCAAGATGCAGTCATGATCCACTATACAGTCAACAAACCCACCGGAGCCATCATGGGCGAGAGCGACCTCACCACCATGATCCCCTGGTTACTCAGGTATAGCCGGCTACTAGAGGACAGAGTGAGACTGCATTGGGCAATCAGAGCATTCTTATGGATAGTGACCGTACCCTCCAACAAGATAAGGGAAAAGACAGAACAATACAGAAACCCGCCAGACTCAGGATCAATCATAGTCAAAGATGAAACAGAGAAATGGGAAGTCTACGCCCCATCCCTCAACGCCTCAGATGCACAGTCAGACTTTAGAGCCGTGCGAGGCATGGTCGACGCCGGATCAGGATACCCGCCACATTGGAGAGGTGAAGGCGGAGACATCAACCTCGCCACAGCCACAGCCATGCAATCCCCAGCAGAGCGACACCTCACACGCCGCCAGAACTACTTTACCTACCTACTTCAAGACATCATCTACCACGCCTATCAACGAGCCTATGAGCTAGGCATGGCCAGAAGGCTATCAACCAACGACTACTCAAAGCTATTCATCGTCAGCTCACCAGATATATCCAGGACAGATAACACTACCCTGGCCTCCGCAGCAGGCAGCATCGCCAACGCATTCAACAACCTATCCAACCAGATCATAACCAACAAACCCCTCGCCAGGCACGCAATAAGACTGGCTTTCAAATTTGCCGGCGAACATATCAGCGAAGAAGAAATCGACCAGATCCTCAACGAACAGGCAGCCAAACCCGTAGAACCCGTGGAAGAAGAAGGGAGGAATTATGAAGAATGAAAGCCCTAAACTAAATTTACATACCGGTTATCTGTTAGAACTTTCCAGCATCGAAGATCCCCGTGGGACCAACGGCCACAGGGAATACATGGCCAGGTTTGTAAAAGCCGGAAAGGTAAGAGCCGCCGGCAATCGAGAATCCAACATCGAGATAACATCAGCCGCAATCCAAGACGCCATCATTATGGGCAAGTTTGACCAGAAAGCCGTATTTATAGATCATGCTGGATGGTTTCAATACCCAAGCCTGGATAATCTAATAGGCGTAACCTATGCAAGCGAATGGAATGATCTGGACCAGGCGGCAGAAGGAATCATAAGACTGTTCAATACCCCAGGAGGAGAAGTCGCAGCCAAACTACTAGACGAACTATTGCTAGACCCCACCATAAAACCAGACATCGGTTTATCGCTAGTCTTCTACCCAGTATGGAATAAGGATGAAGAAAGCAGCACAAAGCAAGTATCAGGAATTACCCATATCGAAAGCATTGACCTGGTATTCGAGCCAGCCGCAGAAGGCAGAGTAATCCAAGCTCTATCAGCTTTCAATATACAGCCTCAACCCGTAGGTTGGGTTGAGCGCCAGCGAAACCCAACAACCCCCCGAAAGGAAACTAATCACATGGAAGAGAAAGTTATCTATCAAACCAACCCGCCACCGGAGCCAGAGAAACCCACCGAGCTAAACGCCTGGGCATACGCCGCACAAGAGTCAGCCGTTCAGCTCATCCTCCAGGTCTCAGGCCTACCTCAGCCCTCCAAAGACCGACTCATCAAAATGCATTTCTCCACCCCCGAAGACGTCACCCACGCCATCGAAGACGAACGCGCTTACCTCGCCCAACTCCAAGAAAGCCGGGTTATCCAGGTAGGCGGAACTCCACCCCGCAGCCCACAGATCACCGGCATGATCACAGGCTTAGATCAAGTCCAGCTAGCCCTGGAAAGCCTGGTATCAGGCGTGCGCCCACCGGACGGCATTAGACCCCTAACAGGAATTCGTGAGCTATATCACCTGCTATCGGGTGACTACGAAATGTCAGGCGTATACCAACCCGATCGCATCATGTTCTCCAACGTCAACAGCTCCACAATGGCCAGCATGGTAGCCAATGTATTGAATAAGCGCGTCGTGCAGGAGTTCAGCCAGTATCCCCAATGGTGGACGCCCATCGTAAGAGAAGACGACTTCGCCAGCTTACAAGCTGTCAGGTGGAACATCCTGGGTGGAATCGGAGAGCTGCCCACCGTAGCAGAAGGTGCATCCTACACCGAGCTAACTTGGGACGACAAGTATGAGACCGCTTCATTCGTCAAGAAAGGTGGTTATCTAGGGATCACCATCGAAGCCATCGACAAAGACGAGACAGGCAGGTTAAGAGCAGCCCCGGGGGCATTAGCTCAGGCAGCCTGGTTGACCCTCAGCAAAGCTATCTCCTACATCTTCACCCAATCCTCAGGCGCCGGCCCAACCCTCATCGACGGTACAGCCTTATTCCACTCCACCCGCAGCAACGTGGGAACAACCGCTTTAAGCATGGCCTCCTACATCGCAGCCCGCACAGCCATGAGAAAGTTTACCGAGCTCAACTCAGGTGAACGCCTGGGAGCATTAGTCACCCCGCGTTATCTCCTCGTCCCACCAGACTTAGAGATCACAGCCCTGCAAATCCTGGCCAGCGAAGGCTATCCAGGCACAGCCAACAACGACGTCAATCCACTCACCCAGGGAGATACCTTCAACCAGCGCATGAACTACGCCAGAGAAAGGGTAATCATCGTAGACCTGTGGACAGATACCAACGATTGGGCAGCCGTAGCAGACCCAAGACTTTACCCAACCATCGGCATCGGTTATCGCTATGGAAGGCAGCCGGAAATCTTCTCGGTCGCATCGCCCACCGCAGGGTTAATGTTCACCAACGACACCTTGCCCATCAAAGTGCGCTTCTTCTACGCAGTCGGCCCAATGGACTGGCGCGGCATGTATAAGGCAAATGTAACCTAGTAGGTTGGGTTGAGCGTACTTTGCGTAACCCAACACTTGACACAGGAGAACTTCTCATGGAAAACGTATTTGTTCACAGCATCTTCATCCCAGGCACGCTAGCCGCAAATCACACTGTAACCTTCCTTGCCCCTTGGGATTGCCAGCTAGTTCACGTCAGCGGCGTAGGGTCAGGATCGAACGCAGCCACGCTAAAGGTCGGAACGTCAGCCGACGACGATGGTTATATCACCAGCGGAAACCTCGGTGTATCAGGAACACCCCTCGAATGGGATCAAATAACAGACTTCGCAGGTGTTCTTGCAGGTAGTCAATTCCCGCATATCGTTAAGGGGACAATCGTCCTGGTAACCATCACTGACCATGTATCCCATGCCGCCGGCGTCTATGTAGCCCTCACCTTCTCGAAAGGATAACAATCGTAGGTTGGGTTGAGCGTACTTTGCTCAACCCAACAAACACGAGAAAGGAACCCACATGAGCCCAAAAGCACAAAAGATAATTGCCGCCATCGCCATCCTTTCCCTGGTGCTAACCCTGTTTCTAGGCTACTACATCTACAAAGCCAGTCAGCAGATGGCACAAGTGGAAATCCCAACGCGTGGCATCTCCACCGAGAACACCACTAACCTAACCAACCTGGTACTCAGCGAGGATCTCTGGGTAACTCAGCTAATCATCCCAGACAACTACGACTACTCCCCAGCAGCCACACCGGAAGAAGTCAACCT